GGGTGGGTTTGTTCTGTTCGCAACGGATGGAAAAAGGTTCGGTTCTTTGTTCATTCGTGGCAAGTACAGTCTTTCCTGCACATGCTGGATTTTATCGAGCGTCCGGGTGATATGCCTTTCTGTTTGTGGCGGATCGGCAGGTTCCGGTCGGTGGATGCCCGGTTGCATGATGTTCCGTTTAAGGAGTATGTCAGTATTGAGAATTATTATCAGGGCTTTTTACGCACGCGCGATAACGCTCTTCTGCGTTCCATGGCAATTTTGTTGTATGTGGATCGCAAAGGGCGGCATCCCCGCCGGTTCAATCCTTCGGAAGAAGAACTGCTGTCCGTGTTTTTGTGGATTGCATCGGTTAAGAATCATTTTACAAAATGCTTTCCCTATCTGTTCCGTCCTCCGGAACAACTGGAGGGTGAAGCCTTTAATATGCTTGAACTCGTCAATGCGGAGATTCGGGCATTGACAGGCGGGGATATCACAAAGGAGAGAGAAGTATTGCAGATGGATTGCTGGCGGGCGTTGACCGAACTGAATGAGAAGGCTCGCGAGGCACAGGAGTTACAACAGAGATATGGATGCAAATAATTTATTCGATGCGCTGTCCTATTTTAAAGGAATGTGCAAAAAAAACAAATTGGCCAAGGCTCACGCTTTTTATCCGTGTGTCTGTTCCGGTATCAACTCGCTTGAAGAGGTTCTTCAGAATCTTCGGCGCGAATCCGCGTTTTTCGCAGTAGATGATACGAATGACGGAGTGACCGAGAAGCGTTCCGGAGGATATTTTAAAAAACGTACTTTTACCGTGTTTCTCATGATGCGATACCGTATCAGTGATATGGCGGAACGCCAAGCGGCACTGGAGGTGTGCCGGCAGCTGTTCCGCCAGGTGCACAGCAGGATGCTGGTTGACCGTGAGAATCTGGATAACGAACTGGTGTACCTGAATACGGATAATGTGTATTCACGCGAACTGGGTGAATACTTTATTTCCGGATGTACAGGTCTGTATTTTATGATTGATGTTTCCGAACCGGTATCTCTAATTTATGACAGTGATGAGTGGGAGGAATGAGAATAGACCGAAGTCCACGGCTGAAGATCGGGCAAAGTATAAGAAGGCGTGGGCCGAGATGATGGTCACTATTTGGAGGGAGAAGATCATGAGACTGCACGTGGTTGATACGGTGTTACTGCACAATGATATAACGGAGAATGTGACAATGGGCAGCAGTGAACTGACTGTGATCCAGCATAAGTTTATGGAATATGGCATTTATCAGGATTGTGGTACGGGGCGGGGATATGAGATCGACGGCCAGTTGTATAATGACGGTCATAGAGGGCATAACAAGGGCGATTTGAAGTTTTTGAATCCGGATTTGAGAGGCAAGAATTATATGCATAGACAAAAATCCGGCAAGATTACCTCAGGTGAACCTCGCAAACCCCGTGAATGGTTCTCACGTGCCTATTTTGCATCGATCATGGTCTTGAAAGAGCAGATGGCATATATGTATGGTGAGGAGTTCTGTGGTCTGCTTGCGGAGAAGATTGAAGAGGCGAATCACAAGCGCAGTACCTCCATGCGTTCGCATTTGTGGGGGCATCATAAAAAGAAATGATGTCTTTTTACGGCTTTTGGCTTTGTTGTTACTTTGGAATAAAAAAGTAAATGGCGGATATTAAAGACACATTAAAAAAATTGGCGGAGCAGATAAGGGATGAGCGTAATGCCGGAGCGAATACGGCATTGCGTGTCGGATCTTTGTTGTTGGCCATGATTGATGCTGGTGCTGATGTTGATAAGCTGAGAAAAATATTTATTTGCAAGGATCAGGATGATTTTACCGGTTTTATGTTGAAACTTCTAGGCGGTATGGAGGTAGGTGAGGCGGTAGATTCTATGGTTGCAGGAAAAGGTATTGTAGCTGACAGGAATGGTCGTATGCAGTTGTCTCGTCTTGAGGTACGCGATTCCGCAGTGTTCAAGGAAATCATCTATAACCGTCTGAACGCACAGGAAGGCGATACCTCATATTCCGAGAACGGAGTCATTGAGTCCGTGGCTTTAGAGAGTGACGGAACTTATACCCTGAAATTGCGCAAGCGCTGGGAGAATGACTTCACCGCATTCCAGGAGGGTGATATAGTGTACGGGATTGTAAACAACCTCTTTTCTACGGGGGAGTATTACGCCTCGTGGATGCGCGTGCTGTCCAAGAATGTCCCGGCCAACTCCATCTCGGTGTTGTCATACCCGGACAGTGAGGTGCCGGGCGGTAAAAACTATCCTCCCACAGAGTTGACGATCATTACCAGAAGAGGAAACGCCTTCAATGAGGACAGGCAAAGCTACTGGTATTTGTCCGCCACCACGGATAAATGTCTTGTCTGGCTGGAAGGAGTAACGAAGCCTGTCTTGGAACAGAACAACTATTACATGATATTGGGGCGTTTGCCCAATTTGGATTTGTTTGACAATCTCCCCGTCAACTATAAGCACTCGTACATATTCGCCCGTGCCGGCATCTTCGGTGAACTTTACCGGGTGGACTGGCAGGGACTGCCCGTACAGGAACTGGTGGACCGTGGCTTTTGGTCGGCCGAAGTCGCGTCCTCTGACAATCCTTACACCAATACGCAGGAGCGGGCGGACACGGTTTGGCACTACGGCTGCAAATGGAAGTGCCTGATGACGGGAACAGCCGACGAACCGCAATATGCGGCGGCCGGATGGGCGATGCTGGAAGGGAACCCGGAATTTACGATAGGGATCGGCAGCACAAAGGGGTGGTATTTTGATATCGAGACTTTTTCCACAACGTTATATATTACCGGCAAGCTGTACAACCGTGATGTGACAGATCATATACTTGACGCTGATGTGAGCTGGACGCGTGATACCGGGAATGTATCAGAAGATAACGCATGGGCGGTGAAGCGTGCCGGCGCCGGGAAAAATCTTCCTCTGACGATAGATGATCTCGGACCGAATTATACCAACATGCGGGTGTGTACGTTTAAAGCACAGGCGTTATTGCGTGACGGGCAGCAGTTTGAAGTGGCGGAGAATTTTGTAACATTTTAAAATGGTTTTATACAATGGCAACAAAGCAACGAAAAATAGAAATCAACTACCGGCTGTTACAAACCAGTTGTAACATCGAGGTGGTGGGCAGCGTGCCGGACATGCAGGTCTACCAGGCTGACAAAGCTGAATACACTCCGGACTATACGCTGACACCGCTGGTCCTGTTTCCGCGGTGCAACGCCACCGATCCGGAAGCGGTGACTAAAATCGGGGCGGTCAACTCCAGGCTGACCAACATGAAGTGGTACGAGCGCATCGGAACCACACGCACACTTATCACATCGACAAACACAGGCTACAGCATTACGGAGTCCGGTGACAGCAAGGGACAGATCACAATGAAAAAAAATGTCACCGTCCTAAAACCCGTCACGCTGGAGTTTTACGCGGAATATGCCGACACACGTACCGGACAGCTGTTTACTTTTCAGATGAGCCGTCTTGTCCGCGCGGTTGACGGTACGGATGCGATCCCCGTATTGACGATAGACAGCCCGTCCACGCTGGACTGGAACCCGGTGCGTGACATCACCGCACAGACCATCACGGCTAAACTGATGGTAGGCGACACGGACGTGACGGCTACGGGCAAATGCAAGTTCTTCTGGTACCGTCTGTTGTCTACGGGAGCGCTGGAGGCGATAACCACAGGAGCGGGTGACAACGACTGGGAGTTTGTATCACTGAACAAGAATGTATATAAGATTGACCGCAATTATATAGGTGATGACATCACGATTGTCTGCAAGGCCACCTATGCGGCTTCCGGGACTCCGGCATCAACCCCGGGCACATCGGCCCCGGCAGTCTCTACGGTGATACGCCGCAGGATTCCGAAGATTGAAGCCGACTGGGAGGGTGTACCTACGGGTGTTCCGGATGGGACTTACGCCATCTTTCCCAGACCCGTCATTCGGGATACCATGGGGGTTATCCCGAATCCATCCGCCATGTTTAACTGCCACTGGTACGTCAAGAAGAGCGGAGATGCCGGATATGCCAAGGTTGCCGACGGATACTCTCCCAGGATA